ATCTGCGGCCCCACTACCTGCGCCACCACCGGCAGCACGATGTTGGTTTCCAATGCGGAGACGGCGATCTTCTTGAACAGCGCCTTGAAGCTGTCGAGGATCGATTGGTTCTTGTTAGAGTTCGTCAGCGCATCGTAGATCGACTCGGAGATGGTTTGCGATACGTCCTTGACGACCTGCGCCACCTCCCGTGCCTGCTCCTGCTGTTGTTGCAGCGCTTTGTTATTGTCGAGCGTCGCCTGCTTCCATTTCTCCGTTTCATCGACGTTGTGGATGATCTCCGCCGCGCTTGCTCGCTGCGCGTCGGTCATTCGCTCAATCGGAGGCAAGCCCGCTTTGTGCAACTCCGCTTGTTCAGCAAGCCGTATATTGTAGGCGTTGACCGCGTACTCTCCCTTCTGCGTAGCCTGCGACAACAATTCCTGATTTTTGGCTTGTAGCGCGGTCTCTTGGATAACCGCCTGCACCGTATCGATTTTCTTCTGAAGTGTGTCGGCGTGCCTCTGCTCCGCCTCATTCAGCCTGTTGATGGTGTCAGTGTATTCTTTGTCGATGGCATTTCTGGTCGTCTGTAGAGCGGCTGCGGTCTCCGTCCCATGTGCTGCGACCGCATCCAGCCTCGCCATGTCGTCGTCGTGTTTTTTCTTCGCCGCCAACCGCTTGTCATTGGTGGCGTTCAACTGCGTCAACATGTCGTCGTCGGTCTGCTTTTGCGTCGCCTTCGCGGTGTCGGCGGTCGCATGATCCACCGCAGCCATAAGCGTGGCTTGATCGGTTACAATCTTGTCGCGCTTAGCGAACGCGTCAGCCAGAATTTGATTCTGGGTATTGAGCCGCTGCTGAAGTTGCGCCGTGTCAGTCGCCGCATCAGCCGCGCCATACGCATCTTTCGGCGCAGCCTTCCTTACGTTCTCAATCGCGGCTTCGGTCTCTTTGACCGCCGCCAAATTCTTTTCAATAGCGGCGTTCGCGTTTTCCAGGTCCGTGCCCAGCCCGACGAGAACCTTCAGCTTCGTCAGCCCAGCGGTAACGCCGTTGACGTAGCTAACGATCGCTTTTGAAATGCCGCTCGCTTCATCTAATTGCGCCAGGAACTCGTGCATCGCGGTGCCGAGTGAGCCGAACGCACGACCCATAGTCGTTGGGAACTTCTCGAATTGCTCGTTGGTTTTCTCTCCCGCTCCAACCAAGCCATCCTTCAGGGTATCGCCCGCCAGCTTCCCTTGCTTGACGAGATTAGCCAGCGCGGGGATCGAGCCGCCGGTTAGTTCATCCGCCAGCGACCGCGCCAGCGACGGCATCACGGTGATGATCTCGCGCAATTGCCGCATGTTGACGATGCCAGCCGTCATGCCTGTGCTTAGGACAGCAGCGACCTTGGCGATTTGTTCGGAAGATGACCCGGATATTGCGCCAGCTTCTTGCAGTAGCTCGATCATGCCCTGCACTTGCTTGCTGGTCGCGCCGACCGTCTGCGCCGCCACCGTGAAGCGCTGGAATTCGTCGGCCAATGCCGCGACGCTACTGCCTGTTTTCAGCGAGGTTTCAACGAGTTGGTCGTAGGCGATCTTTGCCGCCCCTGCTGATCCGGTTAGCGCGGTGAACCGGGCTAATGTGATCTGCATCTCGTCGCCGGATTCCACCAGCGCTTTGGTCAGTTCGGTAACCGCCGCGATCGCGACCGCAACGCCCGTCGCTACAGCGAACCCGCCCGTGGCGAACTTCGCCAACTCTCCCGTCAGTGGGGAAATTCCGCCCGCCAGCTTGTTGAAGCCTTCCAGCGCGCCATCGACCGCTTTTTCCAGCGAGGCAAAGCCCTCATTGGCAACGCCGATGGATTGCTTCATGCCCTGCGCCGCGCCGGAAACGGCGGCGAGTGCGTCATTCAATTGCGTCTTGGGTTTTTCGGTGGAGGCTTCGACCGCGATCAGCAGCTTCCCGGCGTCAACTGTGGTGCCGCTCATTGCGCTGCCTCTTTCTTCGCCTCGGCGTCGACCATTGCGATCAGCCGGTCATAATCTTCCTCGGGCAATGGCAGTTCGCTGTCGGCCTTAACTCCGCGTGCTTCGCCGAACCCAACGATAGCGTGCGTCAGTTCATCCAGCGTCGCGGCCCAGAACTGTTCCGCCGACCACCGCAACCAGCCCATGCCCTGCTCCATTAGCCGGGGATAGGGCAGCGGCTTCGGCGTTACGGGTTTCCCGCCTCTTGTGCCCCGTCCTCTTCGCCGGGCTTGACCGCGTCGCTCGTGGTGGCGCTCAGAAGGAATTCGACAACGCTGCTCGATATCGGGTTCACGCCTTGCTCGAAAACGAGTTCCGCAACGTCCTGATCGCGCGGCTTGTTGTGCGCGCCCATCAGCATAACCTGCACGATGTTCGTCAGTTCGACCTGCGTGGCGTTGCTCTCCGCCACGCGCCGCGCCAATTGCAGCGCCGGACCGTAGCGCGATTCGATCCGGGCAATCTTGTCGAGCGTCGGCCTGCAAGCGTAGCTGTGGCCGTTCAGCGTCAGAACGGTTTCCTTGCGGAATTTGTTGGCCGGGACTGCCATCTTTCACCCTTATCCAGGCGAGTAGTTAACCACGCCGCTTGAAACCAGCGTCGCGGTGAACGTCTGCGCCTGATTGTAAACGCCGTTGATCGTCCAGGTCGAGAGCGCGAAGAGCCCCTGGAATATGCCCGCTCCGGAGTAGTTGATCTGATAGGGAAGCAGCGTCCGGTCGCGCGCCGAGGTTTCGAGAATGATCTGCATCGCGTCGTTGGTGATGACGCCATCAAGCTGGATCGTCATCTCTTTGTTGCCGGCGTCGGGCATGAACTCGGTATAGCCCTGCGATAGCGCGTTGGAGATGTCGACCGGGTTGTTGTTGTAGGTGGCGTTGTTGGTGCGGATGCCACCCACCACCGTGAAGGTCGAGCCGCCGGTGGTCGAAACTTTCAAGAGCGCATCGCGACCGCGATAGGCTGTGGTGTAGGTTTGCGGAATTGCGGCCATCGTTGTTACTCCAATCAGAGCGTGATCCGCACGCTCGCGGTTTACGACCAGTGTTCAGCCAGCCAAGCGCCCCCAACGTCGGGTTGCTTGGGATCGCCATACCACATCTCGACCCGCGTGCCATTGGGCGGCTTGCGGCCCCGCAGGCCCGGCGCCAGCCATGTCAGTTGATGCGGCTTCACCGATTGCACCCAGCGCCAGGGGATGCGCTCTTTCGCGAGCGTATCCTGCAACAGCCCTTGATCGCCGTGATGCGGTCCATCGCCCGAATCATATTTGGCGATGATGCCCTTCGTGTCGGCGACCATCGCGTTCCAAACGCACGACAGGTCGACCTGCGTATAGAGGAAAGAGGAATTCACCCAGCCGCGCATCAGGTCCCAGGCGATCGCCAGCGGGACGTCCATCGAGGCCAGATCATCCATACTGCCGCTCACGACCGTATCGAGGTCCATGTAGAGCAGCGGGCCGGTGAACCGCCCTGGTTTGAAGATTTCTACCTTCGACCAATAGCCGGGCCAGCCCATCGTCAGCGGGATGATCTCGACATCGGCGTGCGTGCGATCGCTCAGGCAAACGAAGCGGTGCGGAACGGTGAGGTTGCGCGCCACCGACCGCGCCAGCTTCCCCACAAAATCGGCTCGATCGTATTTGCCGCCCGTCTTGTGCACGCAGGCGACCGTCAGCTTGTCGCTGCCGAGCGACGGCGGCAGGAACGGATCGGCATAGGTCGGCTCGTCGGGGTCGTCGCAGGCTTCCGCGGTGCCCTCGTCAATGAATTTGGCGCACCATTCGGGAGGCAAGTCCGCCATCTGCCCCGCGAGGTAGTAGAACCCGCGCCGCGTATCGGGATCGATCCACGACGAAAGCTTGCTCATCCGAACCCACATCAGCGCGGCACCACAACTGTTGCCAGAAGCCGCACGATCCCATGGCGTGTCATCATGTCAACATCCATCATCAGGTCTTCGTTATAAAATTGGATGTCGACTAAAGCCACTCCATTCAGCGCCAG